ATAAAAATTTACATGATTCCACTTTTCATATATAGCCATTCCTCCATTTTCTATTCCTTTTACTATATCCAAATAATCTAGATTAGCATCTGCTTTGATTATTGTATCTCCATAAAAATTATTTATGATGTTATTTTCTCCTTCCGAATATATTCCTATACGTGGGATTATACCACCTTTAAATGAACTTGATGTTGCTTCTTCTTTACCCCAAACGTGTAGATTTTCAATAAACCACCCTCCAACACCTCCAATTCGTAAACATATAGGATAATTTACAATTTCCATGTTTGTTATATACCCATCTGAGGAAGTTATATTCATTCCGTAAATTCCTGATAAATCTTCTCTATTATCATAACCGATGCTGCTTGTAACTACTATTTTTATACCAGAAAAAGTGTTAGCTCTATTACATTGAATACCACCAGCAAAACAATCTTTTATATAGATGTTACTATAAAAAGACGTATTACTATATGTAATAAGCCCTATTATTTGATTATTATTTCCCTCTAATATAAAATCTTTATAAATTCCTTGCGTATACCCTACTGTATTAGGTATATTAATTAAACTATCCCCATTAAAGTTGTTACTTGCTTTTATAGTTGCTCCATTCCCGTATATATTTACTGGTTTATCTATTAACCATTCTCTACTAAGAATATAAACACCCTGACATAATGCTATTGTACAATGATTAATTTTGCTTTGTGCATTATGCCAATCTCCACTTGTTATATTATTTGCAAGGTTTGAATTTCTCTTTATGCAATCTGAAAACTTAACAGCTGATATAAAGGCATCAGTACAATCTGTTGATTCATTTGGTATTGCCCCAAACCACTCTGTATATATATATTTAGCCATGGTGGTTCCTTCAAAAACTAAATTTCTAAATATATAGTTTTCTTTAGACTCTATTACCGTGTTATTAAAAATAATCTTTCCATTTTTCAAACTCCCCCCTTGGAAATCCAGCACGCAATTTTCAGGAATAACTATAGTCTGCCCGGCTAAACAGTAGTCATATTGGATGATATAGATGGTGTTCGGCTTTCTCATCATGTGCTGCGTGAGCGTGTTCACGCCGTTCACGTAATGCTTCCGGAGATACACACGTCCCATGCCGGAGTAATCCTTCGGTGCGTATTCCTTATCTTTCAGTTTCAAGGTCTGGTTTTCCGAAACGGTTATATCCTCCTCGTCCGGAAGATTGGTAATGCTCTTGTTACCTATCAATTGCTTCGTAGCCTCGGAAAGATCGTCCGGATCGACGGAACCGGGTTTCAAGTCCGTTACCTGCTGGTTGGTGATGTCGATTATCTCGTTCCTCAATCCCCTCCGGGTGATATACGTATCACGGATAACGTTACCCTCATGGTCTCTCCAAGCACGGTCTACCATGATCTCCGGGGTAAGGTCGATGTCCGGCTTGAAACCGGCGGGACGGGCTGATAAAAACGACTCCTTAGGTATGTAATCAAGACGCTTCTCCACCTTATCTAAATCAGAGTTTACCTCCTCGAAATTTTCGGAGGTCTCCTTCTTGAAAGCATCTATATCCTTATTTATATCATCGATAGAATCATGTACCCCATCAAGATCATTCTCCATGCCGATAATCGCTGATTTTATTGTCTTTATATCGACATTTATACGTGATATGGCATCATCTATAACGTCTATCCTCTCCGAGTTCGGGATATCCATTGAATCCTTAATCCATATAGATGATCTTCTGGGTTTACGTAAGATAGCAACCTCATTCAATAATTTCAGATCGCTTCCAAAATGAGTATAAACCCCATTCTTGGCCGCTATATAAAAGATATTGTCAAGCCCAGAAACAGGAGTGGTGTCTGGTAACGCATAACCAGCGAAGACATACCCCCTTCTCTCGAAAAGGCCGATAAAATCCTCTACCATCTGGACTAAATTATCCTCCTTATCCTTTAGTATCCCCCAGCTTTGACGATTCACGTTCCAAAAATGCTGGACACCCAAGATATAAATATAATCCCCGTCCACGCCTCCGTTAGGATACCTACGCATAGCGTCATACACGTTATCGAACTCGCCCAGATTATGAGGATCTGTAGCCAAAGGCATCACGTTGTTATCTTTCTCGCTCATGACTCCACGAATGATTTTCCAATATTAAAAAAAGTCTCGGCCATTTGGGGTTCCCTTCTGGAAACCATAACCAATCCAGCCGTATAATTTATAATGGCCTCCCGAAGAAGGGAATTGAACTCTAACTCTTCGTTGTTATCCCCCGTATATGAAGGAACGGGAAGATAAAGCGCCCTATCTATCTGGTGATCCCTACGGTTATATTTCCCGTTATTCTCAAACCCCACGGTATAATACCGAAGGATCTTACTACCGGACAAATCCCTTGATAGCACGCAGACAGGACGAATCGGCGTGCCACGGGTATATACGTTATATTGCATCCTAGCCTCCTCCGTATCATCCCCTATAGCGTCAAATACCGGATTACGCCATGATCGCATCTTGAACAAGGTCAGCCTAAGGAAATCTGGTGGAAGCACCACGTATCCGGAGCCATCGGTATCGCAATATTGGGCGGCCTCAGGGATTACCAACGGAACGCTATCTAACATCTGTACCGGAGCTATCCTCTCCACGGATCGTACAGCGTCAAGCAGCTTCTCCCTTATAATCTCATTAAGCTCCATATTGTTATCCTCCGAGACTATATACTCTTGCTCAATCCTGTTCTCATCCAAGGTAATCCGCACGGATGTCACCAAATCCTTGACATTATACCTCATATCATCCCATATTAGGAAATACCACCCCGTTTTTCCGGGCTTCCCTCTGAATGCTTTCCGGGGATATAAGCCCGCTTATATCCGAACCGAAAGTTTTCTCTAAATAATCAATAGCCTCTTGAAAAGACCTTATCTCCCCGACCGAGGTCAAATCCTTAGCCCTAGACTTTTTATCAGGAACGGGATCAGATTCTATCTTTATAAAACGACTCCCAAAACAATCCATTGACTCCAATGCCTTGGACTCCTCCTTATCCTTAGGGATGTAATAACTACCGTTTCTTGTCATCGGGATAAAACGTATCCTTCTATACCCATTACCCACCTTAAGGTTAAATGACAAAACACTATCTGAGAAATATTTCATGACATAACGTTTAAAGCGGGGAGGTTAATCCCCCCCCCCTATTTTATAAAGAACCAAGCTTAACACGGATATGGGCGTTCGGATATACCAGATAACAGCAGCTGGCCTCATTCAAGACCACGGCGCTGGTCTTACGTTTAGCCAGCTTCTCCATGTCGTATGTCTTTCTGCCAAACATCTCGAAAGTCTTTTTGCGTAAATACTCAGGATCTATAACAAAAGCCTCGTCCGATTTCATGTTCATATCAAGCAACTCATGATGCATGGCCAACAACTTGCCAAAGTTGCTATCGAAAGAGGTGAACTTAAGCCCCCACTTCTCGAACTCCTTAACCACCTTGAAACGCTCGCTCTTCATCTTGGCCAATGCAGCCAAGAAATTGGATCCGCAAAAAGCGATCTTCGTCTTGTTGCCTGCGTCATTGCCAGTGAATATCTCCTTCAAGAAATCAACCATCTCATCATCCGTGATCACGACCTCATTGGTAGAGTCATCAACGGTTCCCAAGGTCTTATCCTGACCGGCCATCCACCAAATACCACCGGTGAAATAGACATCCATGCCGGTCTTCTTGGGATCCTTGCCTTTCCCCTTGATACCGAACAAGAACGAATTTTCCATGCCCAAACGCATATCATAGATAGCGTCCTCCTCCATGTCATCAAAATTCCAGTCAACTTCTTTATCCCACATTTTGTTATACGTGGATTCCTCCACCTGCATCATGAACCTTTGGCAATATTGCTCTTGCGGCGTAGGCAAGGAATAGAATTGCCCGGTCTCTACATCCAACTCGCCGGCGGCACGCCCCATGCGAATCAGGACTGCATCCTTTTGGAGAGCGGGCACAATGGAATTCTCACCAGTTGTATTTCGCTTGCCGTTCACGGCGATCACTTGTGGATATCCCTCATTCTCGCTCTTACCAACTACATAAAGCATCAAGTCTCTTACCATATCCTGAGTAGATCCATCCTCCTTGTAGCCCTTGACTCCTGACACCCGGATAGTATCAGTGACACTAAACAGGGAAGCGTCATTCACCGGCAAGGTTATATAAGACGATCCCGATGTCATCTCATTGGTATTGCTTTTGACGGAATCCTTGATAGGTCTTGTCGATACACTGTAATATTTCACGACCATACTATTGACCTTGCTGATACTCTCCGCACTTCTGGTGATCTGGTCAATAGGCGTACGCATAGGTCTCATTCTCGTGATACGCTCGTCTATGGCCTTTGCGTACAACTCGGGATTATCCGTATCTTTCGAGATTTGAATGCCATCAGTGGCCGTAGCCCCTCCATTAGCACCCGTGACAGCGATCCCCGGATTAAGATCAGTCACCTCTCCCCCTCCATCCGTGGTCGCCGGCACGGCCATACACATCCCGCATCCGGTAGTGGCTCCTAGCATCACGGCTAAAACGGTCAATACCAATCCGCCCAAATAATTAAAAAAACTCTTTGATCTCATTTTACTACTTGTTTATGGTTATTAATTATGATTATTGCCAAACACTCTTACGTCCCGTGATCTTGTCCAGCCTGTCAATCGTCGGGTTTTTCTCCTTTTTCATGGGAGATGTCATCCCTCCACTGGACCCCAGATCGGGCGGCAACCGATCCACCTTGGTGCTCTTTCTCTTATTTATGTCTATATTGGCGTTACGTCCGGCGATCTCTCCCTCATTACGGGCCTCCTCCTCACGTTTGGCCGCATCCATCATGGACTTGTCATAGTTTGCCGCTTTCATCAGCATCATCCAATCATCCTTGGTGACACCGTTCACCACGATCCGATCCAACAATCCTCCATCGGCGTAAAGGAACTCATAAGCCGCCCTAGCGTCCTCATCACTGAATTTTCCTTCCGACTGGGCTTCCTCCAGACCTTGGATCATCAATCTCAGGTTATCCTCCGCCTGCTTTTGCAGTTCCTTGTCTCTCGTCTGCCTCTCCATATACTTGGAAAAAGCCTCTGAGAATTTGTTCTTTCCCTCCTCGCTTTCCAAGGCGGCCTTAAAATCATCCCCGTAATTCTCGATAAGATATTCCACGGGATTACCGCCCTTGCGCATCACCATCAAGAAGCCGGCGCTCCTAGGGTCAGAGGCCAACAAGTCCCCTAGTTCCCTCTGCGCTTTATCACCTCTATCAAACCTATCAAATTCGTCGTTCAATCTTCCGTAAAACTCATCCTCGTTCTCCACGTCCAAATCCGGATAACGTCCCCTAATACTCTCCAAAAATATATCTCTTTTAGACGTAACGGGCTTATTGTCAATATCATTCTCTGGCATACGTTGCTTTTTAAAAATTATTCTATACGCAAATATGATAACGATACAAGCCTCCATAACGATAAATCTTACCCGACAAAGCCGAAATTCGTAACTTTGGTAAAAACAGGTATGATATGAGGAAGAACGGAAGCGTATTCTCCATGATGCGGGAAAGAAACCTTGACCTCCTTAGGGCGTACAGGGAAGCCTTGAACAGGAACATGAGATCAGACAAGGACCTTGTCTATATGGACCTACTTGCCGAGACCGTAGCGTCACAAGCCTCCAGATACTGGGTATCCGTGGAAAGGGCCTCGTCCGTCATATACCAGATGAACAAGGGAGCCATGCCAAAGGGTATGAAGGACAACGCCAAGATGTTCTACAAGTCCTTATTCGAGAAATTCGTCTCGTACCGATCGGATCACCCCAAGATGCCCATAAAGCATATCGTATCCATCATCATAGAGAGTCCCGCCCCATGTTTCGTCCTTACGCCAGAGAGCGCCAAGGCCATCATATCTAAAATGAGAAAGGAATGTTACGAGCAAACCATGCGACGATTGCGGCACTGTTTCTGATATACGTGTTACCGCTAGACCCACTAGGTTTCGCCTCCGGGCCGTCATACCCCTTCTGGACGAGGCTGTCATACATGTTCTTCCACGTGAACATATGGCATCTGATCGGGAACTCATACGCCCTGAAGGTAATGCGAATTGGCAAGAGGGAGATCGCACGGTCCTATATCATGGCCGTCCTCGCCTCGTTCTTCTCCACGTCCCCCGTCATCGGGGCGAGCGCCATGATATTCGCCACGTGGGGCGAGCGACTAGCCTCGGCCAAATGGAGAGACCGGGCGATATGGGCGAGCAGTCTTGTCATATCATACGTCATTCCCGGCATAAGCTGGGAGATACATCTAGCGTCATCGCTGATTGGGTTTTGCTGGATAAAGCTATATAATTTATATCATGACTATAGATTGGTTAGTAGAGGAGAATAACAGGAGGAACGACGAGATGCACGCCCATTTCGACCCTATCAAGGGAGAGAACTCGCCCGGGACAAGAGAGATGGTCGAGATATCCGACATGTACCCATACAAGATGCTCCTGCCAGTCAGCATGCTATCAAACAAGCTAGTTAAAAGAATAATAAGGTATAAATCCATAAGGGCCTTTTGCAAGGTCACCTTCAAGAGGTATGACGAGGAACTTCATGAGAAGGTCGTACGACAGTTCATAAAAGTAAGGAACAAGCATGACTTCCCTTTCTGGGCTTACTCTTTCTGCGAGATAAAGAACAAGGAGGGAGGCAAGAACATCCATTTCAAGCTCAACTATCCACAACGCCTGCTGCTATCCGTGATGGAGAATATGAGATTGGCGGGACTACCCATAAGGATCATCCTGCTAAAGGCCCGGCAATGGGGAGGTTCCACGTTGGTACAGCTATATATAGCGTGGATACAACTATGCCATAAAGAGGCGTGGTACTCCACCATCGTAGCTCAAGACGCATCCACGTCAAGGAAGATCAAGGCCATGTATAGCAAGATGCTGGAGAAATACCCCACATGGCTGTTGGACCTACCGGATAACGTCACGCTGGGATTCACGCCTTACGAGGGATCGCAATTGGACAGTATCATAACGTACGGGAAAGGTAGTAACGTGGAGAAGGCGAGGGACACGGTCATAACCATAGGTACCTATAACAGCCCAAACTCGGGACGAGGCGGTGACATGAGCTGCGTACATTATTCCGAGGTGGGATTATGGGATGACACGGACGGGAAAACCCCTGAGGATATAATAAGGAGCATATCATCATCCTTGCTATTGGCCCCACTTACCGTAGAGGTCATAGAATCCACCGCTAACGGTATGGGGAATTTCTTCTACCGGTCATGCGTCACGGCCAAGAAAGGCAAAAGCAACAGGAGGTTCGTATTCGTCCCATGGTTCAAGATCGAGAGGTACGAGCTACCCGTGAAGGACAAGAGGATATTCGCCAAATGGCTTCTAGACAACAAGGAGAACGACAATCCGCCGGATGGATGCCTAGACCCCGGGAAATATTATTGGAGACTATGGGAGCTGGGGGCTTCCTTCGAGGCTATAAACTGGTATTTAGTCAAGCGGAAGGATTTCATGGAGCACGCGGACATGGCGGCGGAGTTCCCCAGCGATGACGTGGAGGCGTTCAAGAACTCCGGCAATATGGTATTCAGCGTATATCATATAGACAAGCTGAAGGATGGATGCAAGCCACCCAAGTATGTCGGGGAGATATCGGGCAAGTCCGTTAAAGGGAAGAGCGCCTTGACAGAGCTGTCATTCAAGGAGGATCATAACGGGTCGCTCAAGGTATGGTCGTTGCCAGACGATCAAGCGAACGTCAAGAATCGTTACCTCGTGATCGTGGATATAGGGGGCCGTGGAAAGAAATCCGATTTCTCGGACATATTGGTGATAGACCGCTATTGGATGATGTTTGGCGGGAAGCCGGAGGTAGTGGCCGAATGGCACGGACACATAGACCATGACCTGTTAGCATGGAAATCCGCCCAGATCGCCAAGTTTTTCGGGAACGCCCTGTTAGTCATAGAGAGCAATACCATAGAGACCAAGGACAACGATACGGACGGAGACCAGTCCGAGTTGATATTCAACCAGATCGGGGACGCTTACGACAACCTGTACGCACGTAAGGCGAGCGAGGCCAAGATACGGGCCGGAAAACTGACGGAATGGGGATTCCACACGAACCGGAACACCAAGCCAATGATCATATCCTATCTCGTGGCATGCCTCCGAGAACAGTCATATATCGAGCGGGATATAGACACGCTGGATGAGATGTCCACGTACGAGAAGAAAGCCAACGGATCGTTCGGGGCCGTGGAAGGCAAGCACGACGACAAGGTCATGACTAGGGCTATAGGACTTTATATATGTTATTGCGACATGGATCTGCCGTCCATCCCCAAGGATAAGTCCCCCGGCGTAAGGCCCCATGGTCCTATCAGCGAGGCTACCATATGACAACCGACAAGTTTTATCGTTACGATTGAACGCCAAGTCCCCATATTCGTCAGAAAAAAGAATCCATGACTAGATTGATCCCTAAATCGAGGATATCACCTATAGATACCGTCAAATACGAGAGACGAAACATGACGGACGGGCGGAACATGCCATTGGTATACCAATGCGCTAGGGCATGGGACAAGCTCGACAAGTTCAGGAAAGAGAGGGACAGGAACAAGAGATATATGTACGGCGACCAATGGGGGGACCTGATCGAGTATTGTGGCCGGATGATCCCGGAGGAGGAATATATAAGGATGCAGGGGAATATCCCCATGACCAACAACCTTATCCGAAGGTTGGCAAGGACCGTCATCGGCGTTTATCGGAACCAGAATAAGACACCCGTGTGCGTGGCGAGGGATCGTGACGAGCAAACGCTGGGAGAGACCATGAGCACCATGCTCGAGTACAACAACAAGATCAACGACATCAAGGAGCTGAACGCAAGGATGTTCGAGGAGTTCCTCATAAGCGGCCTATCCATACAGAAAGAGACCTACGCCCAAAGGGAGAACCGAAGGGAATGCTGGACTGACAACGTCAACCCGAACCTGTTCTTCGTGGATGGCCCCATGAACGACCCCAGACATACCGACATCGAGATGATCGGAGAGATCCATGACGTGACCTTCGGGCAACTCGCCAGCGTATTCGCCAAGGATGACAGGGGTTATGAAAGGCTGCAAGATATATACAAGAACGCCCGTGACAAGGACTATATCGCCAAGTTCAACGACACGTTCAAGGGCAACAACTATGACCTTAACGGGTTTATGGCCCCGCAAGACCCCCGCTTATGCCGTGTGATAGAACTATGGACGCTCGAGAGAAGAAAGGCGTTCTGGTGCCACGACTGGCTGAAGGGCGACGCTTACGTGGACAGTTACTCGAACAAGGGGAACATAGACGCTGAGAACGAGGGCCGGCTGGAGGATAACAGGATCAAGGACGATCTGGGGAATTACGTGCTGGACGAGCTGGGACAACCCACGCTATACATGCCAGAGAGCGAGGTCCCGCTCATAGAGTACGAGTACATGATACAAAGCTACTGGTACTACCGTTATCTTTCACCGTTCGGGGATATACTTGACGAGGGAGAAAGCCCTTATAGCCACGGGAGCCACCCTTACACGATGAAGGCATATCCTTTCGTTGACGGGGAGATACACTCGTTCGTCAGCGACATCATCGACCAGCAAAGGTATATCAACCATTATATCATCCTGAACGATTTCGTGACGAAAGCGAGCGCCAAGGGAGTGCTGGTGGTAGACGAGGCCTCCGTTCCCGATGACATGAGCATAGAGGATATAGCGGACGAGTGGACGAAGTTCAACGGCGTGATCAAGCTGAAACTCAAATCGGGGGCACAGGTCCCCCAGCAGATGATGAACCGGAGCGTGCCGGCAGGGTTGGGAGACATGATAAAATTACAGATGTCCATGATGGAGGACGTATCCGGGGTACAAGGGGCCATGCAGGGGAAACAGCCCACGAGCGGGACAAGCGGAGCCTTATACCAGCAACAAGCGTCCAACGCCAGCAACAGCATCGTGGACTTGCTGGAATCGTTCGCCAGCTTCATCATATCGGGCATGTACAAGAAGTGCAAGAACATCCAGCAATTCTACGACGATAAAAAAATAATAAGGATCGTTGGAAGGAACGGCTATGTCCAATGGGACCCGGAGACCATGGGAGGCGTGGATTTCGACATATCCATATCAGAGAGCTACGACACTCCGGTATACAGGGCGTTATCCAACGAGTTGCTATTGCAGTTGCTGAACGCCAAGCATATATCTATCGAGCAAATGCTCGAGGTGGGAAATTTCCCGTTCGCCGATCAGTTATTGCAATTGATCCAGTCGCAGAAGGAACAATTAGCCGCTCAGCAACAACAAATGATAGCCGGCCAAGGCATCGACGCTATCAATCAACAATTATAAATACCAACATTAAAAAAAGGAGGTTAAAATGTCAAAAGTAAGCAAGGTTAGAAGCGAGCTGGAAATCTTCAAGGATTTATTCAAGAACGGCATGCAGCCCAAGATCGATAATCTGGAAAGTTCCGCCGCCTTAACGGACGTGGTAAACAAGGTTAACAGCATCCTAGCGACCTTGAGAGCCGCGGGTATCATAGCTTCCGAGTAAGCCTGATACAAGAAAGGGGTTGGCAAATAAATGTCACCCCCTTTCTATTTCACTTAATCATATAAGACCTTTCGCCTGTAACACGTAATTCAACCATGACCTCCTCTTTAACGCCCTCTCCTTGGCCGATATGGGATTTTTACCGTTGGCGTATGGCGTATAATAAAAACATTCCCGGTTGAAATCGTTGATCCGTACAGAATGGGCGAAGTAACCGTCCGTCCTGTATTTACGTACCTCCGATCGGTTGCAAGTTATCAACCTATGATCGTAATTAGGGATCACGTAATAGCGCACGTTACGCCTCGAGTACTTCTCCTTGGCCTCCTTTATGGCGTATCGGAGTTGGATGTCCGCCCTCAAGAGGACGAACCATATACGGATTTGCTTGAATATATTATATATCATGATGATTTTCTATGAAATTGTCGTAAATTCACTCAACAAGCCTCCTTATTACCTAAGAACTTGTTCACGAAGTAAACTTGCCCTTTTCCGGTGACCTTAGGCGTGATAGTAGTATGCAGTACCCCGTTACTACCGGATCTTACGCCTTTCTTCAACTCAAATAATCCTTGTTCAACATATTGCTGGTTAGGGATATTGTATCTCTCACCATGCTTTCCGAGATATCCGTTGTCACGCATCCATGCGAACAACCTTTTCTCCCCGATGGAATACCCGTTTTGAGCGATCAGCTTGGCTAGCTCACCGATCAGGCAGGAACTGTTCGCCGATTGAACGGCGTTCGTGAAAGCCACGGCAGGAGCGGCCTCGGTTACTTTCCGCTCGGCCTCGATACGCTTTTGTTGTTCCTCTTTAAGGTTTGTGGCCAATTGGATCAAGAAATCGGGCGAGGTCAAGGCTTTCTCCAGTGTATCGTTTGTCATATACGCCCCATGTTTACGGATGGAAGGGAGAACCTCTCCGCATACCCAGTCTTGGAATGGTTCGGCTTGCGGCTTGTCGGATCGCATGATTACCTTGTAGAGGTTCTTTTCGTTAATAAAAACAAGTTGTTGGATAACCTCTGCCCCGTGTTGGTTATATGTTGGGGTATCGGTTAAAACTACACCCCTCTGATCCAATCTTGATTTACAATCACTGACATTTTTTATTTCCAAAACCCGGCAAACATCCGCAAGGCAAAATAAAGGATTCTCACTTGTTCCGGCTACTCTCACTTCACCGAAACGATCGTTCTCAAAAATTTTAATTGCTTCCATATCTTAAAATTTTAATTGTTCGAAATATTTTCTCCCGCAATTTTAGCCATAAGATCAAAACGACTTTGTTATTTTGATTACCTCGTGCGTCCTCCATGAAAAAAGTCGCCCCACACGGCGCAGCGACTCACCATGCAGGGCATTTGACTTCAATATCCTATGTCCGGTCGCTGTCGGACAAGGCAAATATCGGGATACAGGAACGACCGGGAACGATAAATCTTACCCGACGTTAACGACACCGCACGTTATTTACGCTTTAATTCATACTTTAGCGGAAAAGTAACGAGCATGGCGAAGAAGATCATAATACGAAAACCGCTGGACAGGTGGGGCAACCAGATATCATACGTAACCACCTCATCCTCCGTATATGACAAGGAAGGAAACAATCTCGACCAGCTATTGGCAAAGATAGATACGGAATACGTGAGGAAAACATCCATAACCCAAGAGCTGGGGGAATCTGAAGATCTGGTGATGGGGCAAAAAGGGATCACTATGGAGATCAACAGGATAGACCAAAGCGTGGTCGAAATGGGATCGTCTATCTCATCGCTAGGGATCTCCCTGAAAGACTTAGAGGAAAGGGTCTCCACGCTTGAAAATACACCTGCCACATAAACAAAAAATAAGCAATCTCTCGTTTAAATAAACAAAAATCGTATATTCGCGCTGTCACCGATATAGAATATAAGACGTGACACACATTGTGGCGTTAAAGATATCGTCTCCTATAAAGACCTAAATTCCCCAAATTTATAAACATAACAGGGAGCCGATAGCAACAATACGCCCACGTTATTTGTATATATAATCTATATATAAGACGTGGGCCGTTGCTTACTACCTGTTATGTTGGCGTTGGGATGCCGGGTCTTGGTAGTTGCGATGGCTACACGTTTTTTCACGTGAGTATGGTATGTTATATATTTATGACCCCTTATGGCTCTCATCCGTGATGGACTGGAGTCATTACTTAAAGATATTACACTAGGTTGTATTCATAAAATAACTTTATCAAAGTCATACCGCTCTTTCGTGAGAACCAGAGGTATATTTATGTCAAGGGGATAGCTTTGGAGGATGGGGGCACACTCCTTTCCTTATGGCATAAAATATAGTTTGAATAAATATTTCCCGCTTCCCTTGGGTGGTATTGGGAAGCATTTTAATACAGATATACCCACCGTTGCTATTCCGGGAGGATCGGCAATGATGATTAAGTATGTCTTTGTTTTGATATGGATTTAGATATTATAACGTTCCTGTCCGTGAGAATCGGATCGTTTAAGGTTGTCTGAAAACCATTCATATAGATTATGTTAAATAATAAAAACTCCCTTGCCCGTGAGGATTTGGGGAGTTTTTTATTTCAGGTGCCTCAAAACGATCAATAGCTTCATCCCATAGGAGATATACTTCGTTGGAAGGGTAAGTACTACTGGAAAATTCACGGACATGCCGTAAAACATGCCTCATGCGGGATAACGGATGTGAAGATTAGGTAATTTTGCAAAAAATCTAAATACATAAAACATGAGCGAGGAAACATACAGGATATTCAAGGTGATTTTGATGTTCATATTTGCTTTCATAGCATGGAATTACGTGCAGACACAAAGGTACTCAAGCGTCAATGAATACATTCTAGTAGATAAGATATCCCAAAAAGCACTCATCCTAGATCAAAGCACTCATAAATTTGAATGACTATGAATTACTACGATATACTATCAATTAAGAGAGACGCTACATTAGAAGAGATACAAAAAGCGTATAAAGAAAAATCATTCCAGTTTCATCCCGACTTCAACAAAGGAATCAGTGACGATAGCATGTTCCGTATAATTAAAGAGGCGTATGAGACATTATCTGACACTGAAAAGAGAAATCAATACGATGCATCGTTGAACAAGACAGATCAGGCACCAAGCGAAAATAATAATAGAAATAATGATATGTTTATAAAAGATCATCTTAAACATACAGAAGGCGATCTGGTTAAACATTATACGATTTTAAATGAGGTAAATTCAAAGAAAGCAGAACCAGATAAACCATCTAAGTTGGCATTTTTGAAAAATAAGGAATGGATCATACTATATATTCTATTTTTAATAATTTATCTATACGATATAAGCAAGGAAAAACCACAAAGCATAGGTCATTACATATTTTTAATATCCACTCCTATAGGATATACACTGGGAGCATTCTTTATTTCATCATTAGCAGTCTTATTCAAGTTGATATTTAGACAAAAAACCTCCTTAAAGGAATTTGCTTACATATCAATAATTGTTCTTTTGCTAGGGTTTCTTGGTAATATATTTCAATAAAATGAAAAAATTATACATAGCGGGTGACACCAAACGCCACCCGCTATCTTTTCACTCATCTGAATCCTCAAATATCTCCAACGCTCGTAGCTTCAGCTCGTACACTTGGTTCTCCAGAGAATCATTATCGCTACCTACCTCACGAAGGAACCTTTCCATATCGGATATGGCTCTCACGTATTGAGATAATTCTTGAGATTTCTTGAAATCATCACTTTTCATAAACTTCTCAAGTTTTACGATATATTCTGCCCTGTCAAGAATATTGATAGATGGGTCCATGGACTTCTCTAGATACCCTTTGTAATCATGATCCATTTCCGAGACAAAGTCTACGACCTTCTTGTTATATATGGAATTCATCCGGCTCAGCTTCAAATCCTTGTCCCCTCCGGTCAAGAAACGGCTTAACAGTGGATAACGACTCACTGGCATATCTCCATCCTCTCCGGACAGTATATCAAGGACTAAATCAGACACCCCCAAGGCTACGGTACCAAAACCTCCTGTATATCCAGAAAGAATGTTCTGCCAAGTAGCCGGATTAAAGCTCGTGCCTCTCTTGACATCGTCGCCACCCGTTAACGAGTTGAGTGCCCTCGACAACTCGACCATGGTGGTACTGGTACTCCTGTAGACCTTGGTGTACTCCGGATCATAATCATTAGCCTTATTCATCGAGGTCTTATAGATAGGATTACCCATAAAATTCACGTTAGAGGCGTTTTGGGCGATGGGCTGAACCACCGTAGGCAGGAGATTTAGAGCGAACTTCCAACTATCATACTCCCAGTTTATGTTTAACGGGGATACCATATCAATCCCTGTCTTAACGACATCCATAGCCTCCACTTCCCTTTTACCAGATAATTGCCCGGCAATTATATCTCCGATCTTGAAATAATTGGCAAGCTCCGGAGATAACGGAATCTTGAGCCAACGACCATGAGTCAAACGAATACATATATTATTCTGTCTCTCATGATCGCTCAATGAATCAAAATAATCCCTATCATCATCATCGCTATCCCATCCCAAATAAGCGAAGAGCATAGGCATAAACAGATTATTGAGCAACGAAACAGACGATCCCATGAATATTAGTGGGGCTATACGGGAACCTATTCCTTTAATTGGATGATTTCTCAGCATGGAATATTCCTTATACATGCTTTGAACGGCGGCGTTAAAGAACAACACCCAATCTCTTCCATACTCAGATATCCACGCTGCTGTGTTAATATACCATTTATCGCTCTTCGTTTTCTTTCCGGCACCTTTCTTGTTAAAGTTAACCGATACCTCCTTGGCATCATTGATTGACCGGTCAATGGATCTTCCATGTTCCCGGCTTGTCTTATACGCCGCATATCGGTTCACAAGTTCCGCTACGTTACCCATGAACTCAAAGCACTCAAATACAGTAGAGACTAGTTCTTTTGGGGATAACTTCCCAATATTACCATCCGAAAGTTTCTCTAGCTTGTTCGCTAAATCCTTGGCGTATTCCTTTTGCGTCTCCACAAACGTATATCCAGTAGCCCCTCCATTATCCATGAACTCCTTAAATATCGCCTGTTCCTTATCAGAAATATCGATCTCTCCCCTTCTGTATTTATACAGATTACGACCTAAACTCCGAAGTCCAAATAACGCTCGCCTCTGGTTCCCTGAAAAATCCTTGAAATACCTAAAGTTCTCCGTCACAAACACGGAGTTATTGGCATAAGGCGTATCTCTTATCAAGTTGGCAAACGAGAACGCCACGTTCTTGGACGTAAAAGCTCCGGCCATAAATGTTTTCAAGTTCCTAGCTACGACGTAAGCGAGATCATCCTTCACGTCCGGATTAGTCAATCCATTTACCGCTTGCGCCAATCGGGGATTGCCATTAACGGTCATGACATACCTGTTACCTCCCACGAAAACCTGTACCTGATGCTGGCTTCTCTGGTCATACAATGTTTTATATGGTATATCCGATCGACCTCCTTTAATCAGCTCAGCCTTACCTTCCTCTCTAAGCTCTCTCATCATTTCCTCATGATCTTTCACCGCCTTGGCCACTTCCTCGCCAGAAGCGTTATCCGGTATTTGCGGAATGGACTCCACCCATTCCGGATTTTCCTCGGTACCGACATTTCGAACCCAGATATTATCTATGGTAATAAGACCGCCAGTGTCATGATTGCTAGCTAAATTGAGAAAACGTTGTTTCGCCAAGTTCCTATTTCCTGCGGTAATAGATCCGTATCCAACGTGTATCAAACCAGCGAAAGGATTATCAGCCTCAGAGATACGTCCTTTTGCGGTTTTCACTGGGTTTCCCATCTTTATCTCCGTAGCGTCTATGTAATCATAAACATCGGAGGCTATATTATCGGAGAAACCTCTCAACGGGATAAAGTACTTAAACCGGGAAAGGTTCTTATCCATATAGGACTTGCTTATCAGCCCAGACTCATACTGCCTCCTTAACGTATACTCTGACACGTTATGAACCTTATCCCATAGATTATCGACTAAAACCATATTGTGGGTAGACTCATAATCTCTCACGAAATCATAAGCGTCAGAAAGCCATTTATCTTTATTCGCTCCATCCTCCGAAGGCTTAAACACTGAAGACAAACCACTATAGTCCTTTCCTAGAATCACACCATAAGAATTATCGCCTAACTTCCATTGGAATGACAATGCCTCTCGATCCAACTCCTTTTGTTCCTCGTCCCACGCTAGATCCTTATTAAGGATATCTTTCTTTGAATCTTCCCACCTATCAATCAACGTTCCGGTCACCTTTTCTTTATATTTATCCATCTCCTTGTTATAGATCTCGGATTTGACCAATGATTTCCGATAATCGGCGGCTATCTCGGCGGATCGTTCAGCCTTCTCCTTATCGACACCTTTCTTAAGTTCCTTCGCAAGAACCTTGTCATACGTCTTTTTGTAAGCTTCACTTCCCTTTTCCTCCGCAACATTTTCCGCTGTTTTTTTAGCGTTTTTAAGATCAGACTCGGAAATAACCCCCATTTTAGACAAAGCGTCCACGTCAAACGCCTTAAGAGTTTCTATGCCATCCCTTACGGACATATCACGGTTTCTCTCGATACCGTGTTTAGCTTGTACATATTTAACCAAATCCCTTAATGCCCCTTTAGACCAATCCCAAGTTCTTCTTAAACCTTTCTTAGACACCTCAGAAGCATCACCTATCAATGCCCTTATAGCCTCATTCAAAGGATTCAGGAATTTAGAGTCGAAACTATCCATATCCACCTTATTCTTTGAAGACAAAGCTATAAGGGAGTAATATGGATTCTCATAGTCCAGTATCTTCGATTTGGTTTTCTTGGCCAATAATTTCAAGAACTCATCTATAGCTGTTAAAGAGTCAACCATAGCCTCTTTGAACTTAAAACTGTCGGAAGATGCCACTTTATCCCAAGCGTCAACCATTTCCTTGTTTAGGGGTTCTTCATCCTCCACTTCCGATTTAGCCTCCCGGAGCCGGATGTTATCATTTTCTTTCTTTATCCTCTCGGCGAAAGTGAAATCATCCGTCTTTTCCCTTACGCTTTCTCCAACGCCTCTACCCTTGTTTTCAGATCCTGCACGTCCGATGACAGTCCGCTCACCGTCGATTCCATCCCGGACACTTCCGTTCCTATCGCCCGTATCTCCTCCGTCAAGTTGGTCTCCATCGTTGTCAACTTGGCCGTCAGTCTTTTTTCCATTTCGGTCAGTTGCGTTTTCAGTTCCGTCAATAGCGTTTTCAACTCCCCTTGGTTTGTCGATATGGTCTCGTTCACTTTCGTTTCCGTTCTCATCAACGCCCTCGATTGTCTCGAGTTCCCTTCCAGTACCTTTTGTTTCAGAAGGTTGTTTTCCTTTTTCAGGTTCAATATCTCTTTCGATTGATCCATTTTCGTTCAAATTTATATTGTTAAGACCTAATCTATTTCTCATCACGATATCCTCGGCCACATCCATCAAGTTTCCTTGCTCCAAGTTCTTATAGCTTCTCCAGAGGATATAACGAAGGTCATTATCCGATAACTTGAAATCAAGGCTAATACCGGCCTTTCTCAACATATCAAGAAAAGAGTCCTTGATCTTTTCCCATAACGAACGCTCGGCCTTGTTATCGAAACCACGTTCCGCTAATTCAGCGATGTATTCCTCTGTAGCCTCACGCAAGTTAAGAGGATTGCCTTTAGTCCGGTCAATAATATTTTTCCGGATATCCTCGTTGGCGTTCCGATACACGTTATCAAGGAAAGTATCGAAATCATCCCCGAATAGCTCACGTAACCCGTGATGCCCTACCACCTCATGGAGGAAAGTCCTTTGAGCGTCACCTACGGACGTGGAATTAGGTGATACTATGACTATCTCCCCGGTAGAAGTGTCATACCAGCCTTTGGAATCTCTCTTACGGGCCAACATATTCTCATCCGTATCGGTTATATCGTCCACGTCATGGATTACCCTGACAGGGGTATTAAGCTTGGCAGACCAATCGTTGATTGAGAATTCAATAGTTTCAGCCTTATTTAAATTAGCAGCGCCTTTCTCACCTATAGAACGAAAACGAACGCCATCAATTTCTGAGGCTTGCTTAACTGCCTCATTTCTCGATATCTCATCATCGGCTTTATAAGTGAATATTTTCAAACCCGCATCGTATATCGCCTTACGAATGTCACCATCTACGTTATCCGGGACTACAGCGGCAGCAAATTCCTCCAAATATACAGGACGTTCAAACTTAGTCTCGAAGTACATTGCCGGATATTCATTCCTTATGGCATCCACCATCTCATTCAGCGTCTTCACATCCTCATCAGAAAAATCTATCCCATATTCTTCCTTTATATATTTTTGAGGGTCTTTGCTTCGTGCCGCTTCCGCCAACCTGTATAGACCGTAGTCGTCATATCCTTTGGCATCCGGTTGCAATTTTTCTCCTAACTCATGAAATACCTTAGACCATTTATCCCTGAAAGCGTCAACGTCAGCATGATCCGTAGTCAGCTTCCCTTTATCCTTGCGTATATCTTTCAGTGAGCCTTTAGCATCCAGCAAACTCGCAGCGAAATTTTGGAACGACGCACCTATTCCGACAGACGCGCTTCTTCCTTGCTTCTTCATAAACTTGGATACGTTCTCCAAGGTGTTAGGAATGTACTTTCTTATACCGGAAGGAGTAAATCCGTTAAAAATAATTTCTTTTATCCCGTACCTTTCATTCAATTTATCGAGCCACTTGTTAAAATCGCCTCGCATTCCATTTTCTTCTATGAAATTCCATGAATCGCGCATTGTTCCGTGAGCATCAACCTTGTCGGAATTGCTTATGTCATCACGTACTGATTTCATGAAGCTTTCTACCGCAGAGTAATCAAATCCATACTTATCGATTCGTTCAAGATCCGTCTTACGTTTCTCGTAGAGGATTGATCTTGGATTCATTTTACCTATAGCTTCTTCAAGCTTGGCTCTACGAAGTTTTATCGCCTCATTGTAACCTTCCGTACTAAATCCTTTATATTCCATATAGGCATCTTTCAGACGGGACAATTGCTTGTCAGACAAACCACTCATGGAGAACGATCCATTTGTGGCATCTTCAACTTCGGTTCTTGTTTTCTCCGGATATGAAGGCTTTGTACGGGCTATTTCCGGAGCTTTACCTTGCTCATATAAATACATATAAGCAAGACTATCCTCGCCTCTTCCATCCATATAGCTGTCCATCCCACTTTTGGTTGTCGACCGCATTTCCTCTGGAAGTTTTTGCAAGTCTTTTGAAAATACGTCACTGCCTTTCCCTGAAAACTGCCTCTCTATAGTTGGATAAATGGGTGTCCATGCGTCTTGACTCCAAGTTCCAGCATTTTTTCCAGTACGTTTCTCAATCATGGAAGAGGGAAGTACAAGCGATATGGAACCATAGCCAGTATGCGATTGTCTGGATATGTCTATAACGGCCGCACTCGGATTGGCGAAGCCTCCTTGTCTCAATGCTTTTAGAAGTTTTTCCTCACTGATATTATGTAACCCAACCAAGGACTTTTCGCCATTCTTATCTTTTACTTCTCGGAAACGAATACCACTATCCGGCCTTATCTCCTCAAAAGTGGGCTTTACCCTTATAACATGTTCACCCTCCCCTCGCTTATTAACTAGTTTACCGTTCTCGTCTTTCACCAAGGTCAATGGATCGGTATAGTTAAACCGCCTTACGATCTCATAAACACCATCATCACCAATATTAGAAATCTCATAGATAGAGTTGTTTACCCTTGCCTCTTTCAATCCACTCTCCAGAAACGCTTTTATATGCTTCCGCTCTGCGGAGGTAATATAATCGTCTTTATCAACCAAGGACAACTTCTTCACTTTTCGAGGAAGAATTTCCTCCTCACGTTTTATGCCCTTATATTCGGAGAATGGTTTTGTTTTACGTTTAGAGGAATCGATCCATTTCTTGAACTCATCCAACGCTACCCCGGTAATGTTGCCTAACCCTTGCCAACCTTCCTCATAGTTTGACAAGTAAGCGGACCTAGCGTCTTCCAAGGAAGAGAATCCCATCATAACCTTATGCTCATCGAATGAGCCATCAGTATTCACCTGATCCACGACATACACCATGTCACTATTCATATCCGGACCTAGGAATACGTCTATATGATCACCATCCACACTTTCAGTGCCTCGAATGTAACCGTAAGTGTTGTTCATGGTAACAGACCACTCTTTTCCATTAGCGTCCTTACCGGAACGGACGGAACCGGCGGGCTGCTCTATGGTGACATCGAAACCGTTTATCTTTATATGGCCTTTCTTGTAATTGCCGGCCTCTTTCTGCGCCTCTGTTGGATTGGTATCAACCTTTAGCTCCTCATCGAACAATCTCTTGGCCTCCACTATTCGCTCGGCATAGTCCAATGGGGTCTCATTCTCCTTTGGAGAAGGAGCGACAAAAGGAACTAGTCCCCTTGATGAGCCTTCTTGTGTAGCTCCATCCGTGCGATCAATGTCGGGGCCAGCCGATTCTCTTCCCTCAACCTCTCCAGTTCCCCCGGTCTGATCAAGTTGTTCTCTTGGCAATACCTCGCCGCCTCCCTCGCGTAAGCCATCGCCTCCGCTTTCGTCATTTCCTTCAATGTTTTCATTTTCTATCGGTTTATTTTGCGCTAAGATAGCGTCTATTTCATTTTGTTCGTCAATTATGGCCTGTATTTCATCCGCGATTTGCGAATCAAGCTCGCCTCGCTCCTCATCAGTCAATTGTTTCTCCGAGAAATCACGTACCATGCTTTCCTCATACGCCTCGTATTCTTCCGGGGACATATGATAATTCTCCTCGCACCACTCAGCGTAAGCGTTGTACTCGGCCTGTCTCTCACGCTCAGCGATCGCCTCACGGTTCCTCTTGACATAATCGATCAAGTCTCCACGTGTATGAGCGGAAGACAAGACCTCTATGATAGCGTCCCTTCCGGCATTCGTATCGTTCTCATCGAAGAAGTTAGTGCCATTCTCCCTATCGGCAAGCTCCAATATCTCACCTGCCCTCTCTATATTAACACCGCCTTTCTCCGGAGAGGCGAACAATCCGAACATTCTTGCAGTCTCATTATTCCCGGCACCGGTCTCTTTCTTGTAACTGTCACGTGTCAATTTGATCGCCCCATTAGCCAGCATCATGGCCGCAAGCTCCTCTCCGCTCATAGGATCACCCATCACGGAGATCTCCTTTGCTATGACATCACCCGGCTTCTTGCTGGCCTCCTTGATATCATCATCAAGATTAGCCCAGAAATCAGCCTCGACCTTGATCGCCTCATATTCTTTTTGGGCTTTTATCAATGCGGCCTCGGCCTTATCCTCTTTTCCGATAGGGGCGTCATCGTATGCCTCTTGCGCCTTTTCCAAGGCATCGGACGCTTTTTTAAGGCTTTCATCGAAAGACTTTCTCGTCACCTCGATCTTCCTTGGCATCTTATCGCCATATTTATCATGGAGGAAATCCAAGGTCATATCCGTACCAGACGATACGAAATCTGGCGTACCATCTTCTCGCATGACCATGGAGGGATTCTCTACATTGCTAGGTTGTGCTATCTGATCAATGGCACCTTCCGTCTCAATCTCACTCGTTGGCTGGTTGATCGCATCTTCCACAGGAGGTGCAGAGGTTATCTCGGCATCAGCACTTGCTACATTATCATCCTCTGGCGACACCACATTAACTTGTTGAGCGTCATATATGGCATCTTGAAGATCAAGAATCTCATTCTCTGTTATAGGCATTGCTGGAGAAGAGCCATTCTTGGCTGTCACCTGCCCGGTTTCTCTATCATAAGCCGCAGGTTGAGCGATCCAATCACCGTTCTCATCTTGTCCTTGAAGGATAAACGCATTATCCCCGTTCCATACGATCAACCCCGGCTTGGGTAATTGCGTCTTGGGATTATGATTCATGGCCATATCAAGTTCGGACTGGCGAGTAACCAATAATTGTTGACGATAAGAGTTCCTTATTTGTTCCACGTCATTTTCCTCTATATCGCTCAAACTACTCATAGGAACCATACGATTATTTCCGTTATCCGAGATAATGACGTTATCCCCATTTATGCTCCTTATATAAACTTTCTTGTTCTCAAGTCCTTCCTTGAACGTAGCGGTAGATATGACTTGTCTCCCATTAGGACTTATCGATACATAGGGAATAATATTATCAGACATATAAGAATCCACTTCGTTATTAATATTTTCTATCGATTTATCTTCTACCCCTTTAATTTTCTGGGTGTTAATATAGAAATCATAAGCTAATTCTCTTGTCTCATTATCTACACCTTTAAGCATCTCATTTATTTGGTTCTCACTCGCTCCATTATCTATATACTGCTCCATTCTTATAGCCAAATTTGGATTTTTTTCTGTTAGAGCAGTCCTCGAAGCTTCCATTTGTAAGGATAAATCCCTAAGATCTCCCTTATCACTCATATTACGTCCTTGCTCAAAGGCATCGTCAATTATAGACTTAGTGAATTGAGGAGTAGTATTAACGCCTTGATCTGTTTTAGATGAATTAGTAGAAGGTTCTGGAGAAGACATTTTATTATACTTGTAATTATCATACTTATTCTTCCCATATCCGATCAAACCTATTGGAGCGCCACCAGCAACTCCATATCCGAAAGCCTCAAATACGCCATCAGATATATTTTTATCGGGATCAGCCCCAGTTACCTTGTCCGTAATATTCTCCGCAATCTGCGAAGCGGCCTCCGTGACACCTTCCCATACGGGTGCAAACAATAATCCCGCATCTTTATAAGCCTTGCCAAGTATATTCTCTATGGCTCCAGCTAGTTCTTTTTGAGCGACATCCTTTCCCTTTGAGTTATATACGCCTTTAAGCCATTTAACCGCCGGACCCAATGAAAGTTTCTCGGATAATAATTCAAAAGCGGATGTAGATATGGCATTGACCCTCTTTGCCAATTCTGGCATATCCGGATTTGACTCATCGAGTTGATCCAGCTTATCCGAATATACGGAGGCTCCCATCAAACCGGCCGCGCTAGTTCCACCTGTAGCCATAGCCGCAGCTATTTGTGGAATGATCATAGAACCTCCTTCCATGAACAAGTTGCTAATTGATCCGGCGTAATCACCTTCTTTCCATAGATCCGTGAAACTCTTCTCTTTGTGCCTATCACCCTTATCCATGAGTTTTTGACCAGCCTCCTTAAGCAATTTAGCAGAGTCACCAAACATTCCTCCATAAGTACCAAGGCCCATATTAGAGACATCTTTTGTCGCCTTATCCAAGAAACCGAATCCTCCACCTAAAAGATTCAATCCTTGGCCTCCGGTACGCTGAATGAAATCCGCAACCCAACTATTCATGAAAGAAGAATCCTTCTCATACTCCGTAGGAGGTGGAGGAGTCGCAGTCTCAATCTTTCCTTTTTTACGCAAGGACTCAAAATTATAATCAGGTGAGTTCGTCCACGGATTAACGTATTCCGATTGATCCTTCATAGGCACGTCAGCCTCTTGTCTTAAAGCGATAGGAGCAGGATTAGCTCTTGACTGAGAAACGTAATCTTTCCTTTCAACGGGCAAATACCCTAGGGCACTCTCAAATTTGGAGAAATCGCCTATCTCAGAGAAATAATCATCCTGCATCAGATGATCATAAACCAATTTTCTTTTCCCAGAATCTTTCATTTTCCCCTCAAAGTTTGAGAAATCACCAAGACCAGTATAGCCCCGGCTTATCATCGTATCATATAAATGTTTTATGTTAGAGTCCATGAATCCACTTGTATTTTTCGTTTACACTTTCTTTTGCATCATCATTCAGATTGATATTCTTATAACTATCAGAACGATCCTCAAGCATGCCTTTCAGCATTGGATACAGTTCCGGGAAATCAGCTAGCCGTCTACCAACTATCGCTCTCGCTTTGCTTATCTGATCACCGCCCTCACCCATCACAAGTTTAATATCATCTATATCTGATAATTTTAGATTCTCTTTTTCTTCCTTGGTCAAGGAAGAGTCTTGCTCAATTTCTTTATTTTTTTTAGCAATCAAATCCTTCATGGCTTGATAGGCCGCTGTAACAAATCCGTCCACCTTATCTCTAGGTATACGAAACTCTTCATTATCTCGACCAAACAGTACAATATCCTTCGCTCCTCCAGAACCACCAGATCTTATGTTAGCGACCTTTATCTGGTTCGCTCGGTTCGCCGCCTCTTCCTTGGATCGGTTCTCTGCCTTGAATTGCTCCGTAGCCATTCTGTTCGCTTGCCTGTACGCCTCCAATGTCATTGCGTTAGCTTGCTTTTGATCGATCTCGCCCTTCCTTATCCTAGCGTCAATATCCTTCAAGGCCAGCTTCAAACGATAATCCCTCTGCGCCTTTTGCCTAGCCGACTCCAGATCACGTTGATAGGCTATCTCACCCATCTTGGCGTTCGTGAGCAACGTATCGTATTTCCTCTTCAAGGCGTTTCTCCTTTCCGTTATCTCACGTTGCCTAGCGTCAAGGGGAGCGAGATTGTTCACGACCACGGGACTCGATCCCTTGGCCGTCCCCACCATTCCAGCTATGTTGCTTATCAGGTCGCTTATCCCCGTTATGGCACGGCTCGCCCGGTCGTTCCTCTCACGTCTCGCCCTTTGCTCGCCCGTCTCGTACTCGGGATCGCTCGTACGCATCATCTCGATAATCTCCTCCGTGGAGTAAGGATCACGCTTACCCGCCTTGATCGCCTCGCTTTGTATGTTCCAATATCCTTGCGGGGTTATCTCACCCGTGTTAATGGCTTGCTCAGCTGTCATATCCGCGAACTTGTCATACATGGACAACGGGGTTGCCTCTGGTTTCACCGGCGCTTGCGTTAAAGATGGGGCCTGCAACGGGGCGGTCCCCACATCCGGTATAGCCGTTCCCACCGTACCGGGAACAGGTGCCGGAGATTGTACTTGAGGCTGTGGTTGCGCCACGGGCTGGGATACAGGTACCTGTGCCGGCACGCTCGCACCGGACGTAGCTTGAGGAGCCACGGCTTGTGCGTTTCTCCTCCTCTCTTCCTCTACTAAATCTATTCTTCCAGCCATATCACTTCACTCCCGCCCATTTACCAAGTTTTGTGCTCCTTAAAACGCCATCGCCAAAAGCGTCTCCAAGACCTCCAGCCGCCGTAGCCAATCCCGCCGCTTGCGTGGCTACGTTCGCCGCCTTTTTAGAGTTTAAATCCATCTCCGCTTGGTTGAATGCGGTCTGCTGGTTTACATAATTGTTACGCACACCCTCCTTATAAGCCTCGGCTTGGCCTACGATATCGCTAGTCACGTCCCCCAAGACCTCGTTGGCCGCTTGTTTCTGCAAGGCCACGGACTCATCGGATGCGCCCGCAACGGCGGCGGCACCCTCCGCCCTCCTGTATCTCTCGTCAAGGATTCGCCGTGCGTTGTTAAGGGCGGCTTGAGCGTCCGCCCTTTGGGTGAAATCCGAGTTATACTCCCTGTCATACCAATTTTGGGAATCCTGCCTCATGTCATTCAGTATCCCCATATTTTTCTTGTAAGCCTTACGTCCGGCTATCCCGGCTCCTATGGCCCCACCTATGCCAGCCAGACCACCCACTACACTACCTATTATTCCCATAAAATGATTTTTATCGTTATGCCTCAAAATTAGACGTGTAGCTTTGCCCCATAACAATAAAAATCGACTTTCAGATAAACTATTAAATACTAGTTCAGTATGGCACGACCAAAGAACGACGGGAGAGGAAGGCTAGGAGGAAGGGCCAAAGGCACTCCAAACAAGAAGACGGGAGAGATAAGGACTTTCATCTCGGAGCTGTTGACATCCAACAGAGAAGAGATCAAGAAAGCCTTCGAGGAGCTGGAGCCAAAAGATAAGGTAGCGGCTTTCACCCAGCTAGTCAAATACATCGTCCCATCCTTGCAATCCGTGGATATAGACGCTGTAGTGGACAAGAAAAGAGACTCCGTGGAAGATAAGTTAAGAGACTTATCCGAAGATGACACGGAATAATAAATGCTAATCCGTACTTTAAGCCGTCCTTTCTTCTTCGATTGGACGGCTTTGTTTATATTTGCGGGTGTTAATCATTTATATCATGAACGAAGAGCTTAAACAACTTTTAGAGTGGTTTGATAACTACGAGATCACATTTAACGAAATCAGACTAAGCCCGTGTCAATACATATTTGACCTCCATAAATTCATTGCTGTACAGACAAACTCCGTCCGAAGAAACTGGGAAAATCCGACATTTGAGTATGATATTTTGAGCCTATATCAGCTTAAAAAGGTACTGGAGGAGAAAGAGAAAGAAAATATGCCATAAAACATATAAAATAATTTACCAAAGCCTTGCATGATATCAAATTTGATATTACATTTGCAATATCAAAATAACAATAGAACCGGCGGCAACGGATAAGCGGCGTAATAAAAATGAAGACATTATATTGCAAAAATAGCGAGTTATTAGAGATTCTGGAAAATAACGGGATAGAAATGATCTGCAATGAAAATATGCAGATCGAAATATCTGATGAAGATGCGGAAAAAATTGACAGTATTGTAAATGAGCTTGCTCCTGCTGCATCTGGAGATTATGCGATAGAAGATATAGAATGAAAAAATCCGCAGTATGGGAAATGATAGAGAAAGAATCGGCAAAAGGATATCCCGGCTCCGCATGGAGGCCGGTATATCTCAATACAAGCTGGCTGATCTTACAGGGATCAGCCAAGGGAATATCGCCCGGATTGAGTCCGGGAAATACAGCACGGGCATCGACCTGTTATCAAAGATCGGAGACGCTCTAGGTTATGAGCTTGATTTTGTCCGGCATGATACCAGTCTCTAAAATTGTCCTATTTGTCGCATACTAAAAGTATAACGCCCGTGTTTTTTCTGACACGGGCGTTTTTTATTGGTCCATTTTTCCTTTTCTATAACTCGAATTATCATGCAGTCTCCACCCTATTACATACTACACTATCTATATTTTTAATTATCAATTTTTTAACTTGAATTTCACAATCATTACTACCTTTATAGAATATGCTGAAAATATCTTCCATGTCAATCTCATCCTCTTTATATAAGATTTTCCATTGTTCAATAAATATACATTCAGCCCTTTTCAAAATCTCTAGCAATTCTATAAGACGATCGCTCTTTTCCATAACATTTACGTTTTATTATTGATAATTTTTTAAGACATGCACAATTTATACTCAAGGTTAACGCTATAGTCTCTTGTCGCACGATAAGTAATACTGTTGCTATAATGCCCATTCCTATAACCTTTGTCGGCTTATGAAAGTTTATCATATTCACATATTATTTAGCATTAATGATAAAAAACATATTACCCACGCATCATCATTATATCCCTTCTCATCTCCACATAATCCCGGTAACGATCCGGATCGTTAACGTAATCAATTACCCTTGATATCGCCATGTCCGCTTGAAATTTTTTGACCTTAGTATAATAACGTATCACGCCTTTCGACTTGTCTGAATGCCCTAAACAATAATCTATGACCCCATCCGGGATTCCTATCTCGGAAGCGTATTGAGCGAAAGATTTACGAGCGGAATAATACACCACTTTTTCCGTTATCCCTAACGACTGAGCCAATTTGGATAGCGAACGAGAAAGATACCTAGAGAAATTAGGATAGGAAAACTTATATCCGAAATCCAACTTGCCAGTCCTCTTATCCATCCATCTATCTATAATATCCCTCGCTTGGTCTGGTATAGAGAACACGATCTTATTGCCTCCCCTCGTCATATTCCTAGATTTAGTCCTTACATATTCCAGCGTATCGATTCCACGGAAATCAATGCCGAGTAGATCTATAAGATTGATACCTCCAAGATAAAACGACAAGCAAAACAGATCGTGCGCCACCTTTAATCGACGCTCCGAAGGATCGGCCATTCGCAAACGATTAAATGACTCGAAAGATATGTCAACCTCACGTACGGGAGAAGTCGCTATCTGGAAGTTTACGAAAGGATGGACATCATATTTCACAAGCCTTCTTTTTATACCCTTATTGATTATAGTCTTGGTATGTCTCATCATCATGGAGTTCGTGGCCTCCCCAATTCCCTTTTTATTCCTCAAGAACCTAGAATAACCTTCTATCAGTTCTGGAGTGATATCGGAAAGGAATATATCCCCTTTCACGAACTCGGTAAAATACCTGCAATTCCGCTCGATCAGCTTTGAGTACCCGATACTCCCATTATCGATCAACTCCCTTTCATAGGATGAGCTTACATCCTTGAACGTAGAGATATCGTTATCCCCTGCTGAATTAACCAACATGCCCTTTATCTGCACGCATGTATATAACGATTGGTTCTTAATCGAGTCAAGCTTGTCTTGATACTCATTAAGCATATTCCTCAATCTTTTGTTTATAAAAGAAGCGTCCGGTCTCTTTACGACTTGACCGTTCTTAAACTGGGACTCGCTATCTAATATCACGTTCGTCACGATATAACAAGTCTCTCTCTTGTGGCAGACCGCCACCCTGACCTTGTGCCTCCCATCCTTGAGAGCCTTGGCCTTGAAAAGTGTCAATTTTAAAGTAGCCAT